CATAGGTTTAGAAAAATTCTATGATCTATGTCAGCTATATAACATCCCTGATAATTTGATTGGAGATTTATTACGACAGTTTAAAGAAACTCCAAATGCAAATGATGTTTTAGCTAGTCAAAAGATACTTCAAGTAATTGATGGAGGTAAATATGAATGATCCATTTAGGGATTTAGTAAATGAATTTAAAACATTTCATTCAAAGAATCCTGAAGTATATGAATTGTTTAAAACATTTACATTTAGAGCAATCAATGCAGGTCATATAAGATTGTCTAGTGAAATGATAATCAATCGTATCAGATGGGAAACAAGTGTTGAAACAACTGATAAGGATTACAAAATAAACAATGATTATAAACCATTTTATAGTCGTATGTTTATGAATGAATATCCTAATTATAATAACTTCTTTTCTACAAGAGGAAGTTATGCAGATAACTTAGATTGGAAAGAATATGTTGTACAGACAACTACTTATTCAACTTAAAACAAGAAGAATAAATCTAAGAATATCGGCACAGGAACTTGCACAAAAGATTGGTGTAGCTGACTCTCTCATTACCGCTTGGGAGAGTCAGAAGAAGATACCTAATGCATCCAACTTTATCAACTGGGCCAATGCATTAGAGTGCGAGTTAGCATTACACCAATTCAAAACTCCGCCTGATAATTGGAAAGCAAGTGAAGAACTTATAAACTATTTAATGACAAACTATGGAAGTGAGGTTGATTTAAAATATGAAGAAGAACAATTCGTTGATTACTACAAAAGCAATGGAGTCCTTAAAGCAGACTGGGATGCTTGTTTTAGAAACTGGATTAGAAGATCAATCCAATTTGCAAACGCTAGAGGACAAACTAAAACATTCAACAGTCCATATGATTCCAAGTCTATTCAAGAAAGACGCAAAAGAATCTATGATGTTGCGAGTGTGGGAGATCAGACAAGCAATGAGAAGATCAGAAAAATTAGTGAAGAATAATATTGATACCGAATCAATCAATACTATTCAAACTATGGCTAACAAGCTACAACCTTGTAACCGCAAACACATAGCAATATGTATTGAAACTATTGCTAGTACCTTTTCCATTAATATCCCAAACGAATTGGGGCTGGAACAATACTTTAGAATACTTCTAAAGTACCCAGCTTCAATGCTTACAGAATGTACTGATGATATTATCAAGACATTCAAGTACGCAAGGTTACCATTACCTAAAGAGTTTATTGATAGATTGGACACCAATTACGAGTATCATAAAGGTTGGTTACAAAATATTACAAAGACTTTTTATGACCTTGAAATGTATGTACAAAATGGTAATATAAATAAAACAAATAAGGAGTAAACTATGAAAGATAGAACTAAGTCTATCGGAGGTTCAGATGCTAATAGAATCATGAGAGGAGATTGGCATACACTTTGGTTAGAGAAAACCAAGCGACAAGAACCTGAAGATTTATCTTGGAACTTACCTGTTCAAATTGGTTTGGCTACAGAAGATTTACATAGAAAATTTTTTGATAATCAAGCTGATAAGAAAACTAAAGCAGGTGGATTAAAAGATAAGTTTGAGTTTATGACAGCATCTTATGATGGTGTTATAGAAAAAGAAAAAGTACCAGTAGAATATAAACATACCAATTCAAATAATACCTTAGATAATTGCATTAGTAATTATATGCCACAACTTCAACATTACTGTTATGTAAGTGAAGCAGATTATATTTATTTATCTGTGTTCTTTGGAAATCAAAGACATGAATGGTGTAAGATAGATGCAGATAAAGACTATCAAAAGAAACTCTACGATATTGAGAAATCTTTTTGGTCTTATGTACAACAAGACAAAGAACCTGAGAAGTTAGATACAAGTGATTTACCGAAACTTGCTGGTAAAATTAAAGTTAATGATATGAAAACTATTGACTTCAATGAAACAGGCAACAATGAATTTCTATCCCATGCTAGTAGATGGGAAGAAACAAAACCTATAGCAGAAGAACATAAAGCATTAGGATCAATCTTAAAAGGATTCATCTCTGATGATGTTCGTAAAGCTACAGGTGGCAATGTTCTTATAACAAGAACAAAAGCTGGTTACTTAACCATTAAACAAAACCAAAGGAGGTAGAACAATGGCTAAACCACTAGACGAAAGAGTAAAAGATATACTCAAGAAACTTGGCTTTGATCCTAAGCAATGCTTATGGGATTGTCATGGAACTTGGGTTATGTATCATAGATATATTGAGATTGCAGGTGCAAAGAACTCAATTAGTTATGATCTTACCGAGATAGAAACCAATTCAAAAGATGGCATAGTATGTATTAAATGTATCGCCAAACGAAATGGAGATACAGTTATTACTTATGGAGAAGCAAGTCCTAAGAATACTAAGAACGCTTATCCATATGCTATGGCAGAGAAACGAGCAGTAGATCGTGCAATCTTAAAGCTATTAGGATTACATGGCTTTGTCTATTCAGAAGATGAAATGGATTTAAGTCAGACTAATGCTAATACAAATAGTAATAAGGTAGGTGCGAGTGATGTTGATGTATTACTTAAGTTTCAAGAACAAATTGATACTTCAGTAAATGCTAAAGTCCTCAAAGGATATGGCAAGATGTATGCGAAAGCTATGACTAAAGCAAAGTCAGATGCTCCAGCAGTATATCAACATACTAAAACTATATATGAAGATAAACTCAAAGAGTTAAATGGAAAGGAAATAAATGTATAACTCAATCACAATCGTAGGAAATCTTGGTCGTGATCCTGAAATAAAACAAACTTCTAAGGGTGGCAACTATGCCATCCTTAGTATTGCAACACACAGGAAAATGGCAGGAGAGAAACAAACTGAATGGCACAAGGTTGTTGTTTGGGATGAAAAGATAGCAGATGTTCTAGCAAAATATACTAAGAGCGGAAGCAAAGTTTTATTGCAAGGGCGATTGACTTACAGAGAATGGATGAAAGATGGACAAAAGCAGAAAAATGCAGAAGTTCATTTGGATAGGTTTGAAAGTAAGATGGAATTGCTTGATTCAAAAGGCGAAACAAAATCCTCTCAAGGAGGGATGGAGGATTTTGATGATGCCCTTAGTGATACTAACTTAGTTAAATCAGAACCAACAGAGGATGTACCATTTTAATGGACAACAATAATAACTCAGAGCAAGAATTAATGGAGCGGTTAAATAAGTGTACCGCTCTATTAAAAGATTACAAACGAGATAATCTTATTCAAGCAAAAGAAATAGACCGACTCAATGAATACATACAAGTATTAGAATTGGAGCAAGGAAAGAAATGACAAGACGACAATACGAAGTTTATCAGTTTATCAAAAAGTTTATTGAAGATAACAAAATCTCTCCCTCTTATGTTGAGATATTACAAGGGTGTGGGATGAAGAGTAAATCTCATGCCTTTGTAATTATAAACTCTTTGATTAAAAAAGATTACCTAAAAAAGATAGGTAAATATGGAGATGCAAGACGCATCATTATTAACAGAGATTATGAGAAAGGAGGTAGAAAAATTGCAAAGTCAAAACATTAAAGGCGAAGCATTTATTATGGCTGATAAGATAGCTAATGAAAATAATCCTTATGCAGTTAGGGATAAGTTAGCTTTCTATATCCAAAAGTCATGGGATGCGTTTCCAATTCTTAGGTTACAAGATGTACAAGAAATATTAAAAAGACCTGAAGAAATGGAAAACCCTTGTGAGTAGTAAGAGTAAACAAAAAGGTTATAGAACCGAATATAACTTGGTTAAAAGATTTCAAGTTGCTGGTATAGATGCCAAGCGACAGGTGTTAAGCGGTGCTTTGCCTGAACATCCCCACGATATTAAAATAAAAAATCCTGACATGATAGTAGAAGTTAAAGCTAGAAAAAATGGTGCTGGTTTTAAAACATTAAAAAGATGGATGGGTATTGCTGATGCTTTAATTATGCATGAAGATCATGAAGAATCTATGGTAGCAATATCATTACCGCTATTTATAGATTTGCTATTGAATCATTCTCAATATAAAAAACCTTATGAACAAATCATAAAGGAAAAGAAAAAAGAATATGACAAAAGCAAGAGGGCTTGGGCTTCTAGTAAGAGAAAAGAAAGTAATAAACAGAAGAGGCAGACACTCAAAGAGGCCGAACAAAAAATTCAGCAAGAAGAAGTATAGAGGACAAGGGCGTTAGATTGAATTGATTTGTTTACATTCAAACTTAATTACTATTTTATTATTATTTATATATTCCTGATCCCATTCTTCTAACTCTTGAAGATTTCTAAATGTAGATTGGGCCAATGCATAACCTGAATTAACACAATCATAATGACTATTAAATTCATAACCTGAAATACTATTTGATGGACATTGCCCAGTATTCATACTGCACATATACAGTATGAGTATGTATTTCATAGGAACAAACCTAGAATTATAGCTATAGCGACAATAGAAAGCCATACACGAGGAGTAAGATTATTCCAGCACATAGTACATTTAATCTTATCATTGTATCTCCAAAGCCCTCTAAATCGTTTTTTAGCCCATCTTTTTGCTTCATCTATCATTTGTTACCCTTTCTAAAATTAGTAGCTACTTTCTCTGCTGATCTTCCTACAGTATAACCACCTATTCCTACAAGTATTATATTAAGTAGAGAATTTTGTACAGACTCAGGTATATTGGGAGCAGTAAATCCAAACCAGTGTGCTACCATTAATCCTGCAAATGTAAGCATCATTATTGGTCGCCAATTTCTTTGTAAGAATCCACCTTTAGCTTCTGTTTCTATAATCTTAGCCGCACCCTCTAGTTCTTTTAGTTCTCCAGCTAGAAGTTTCTCTTGAATCTTAGCTTTGATTTTTTCTCCCTCAGCTTTATTATCAATTACCTTATCAACAGTTTTAAATAAACTACCGACAATAGGGCTAATCATATTTAACATAGTATCTCCTATTCTATATCGTTATAAAATAAATGATCTCCTATCTCAGCACAAGGAGTTTTTCCCTCTGCCCAGTTTGGAGAGATTGTTTTTGTATGGTAGTGAGTAGCACCATTGGTATTGTCATCTATTTTATTTTTAGTAAAATAATATGACAGCGTTACAGCTTTGCAAAATGCTGTGTCTGACCAATCAAGTGCTAAAATTTTTTCTTTATTGGGATCATTATCATTCCAACAGCTAAACTGCCATTCTTTTAGGCAAACCCCTTTAATATGATCTCCATACCAAGACTGTGCTTTAACCCTATTTATGATAACATTGCCTACTGCAATCATACCCTCATCCCCTTGATTCCTTGCTTCTCCCCATAATGTACCAGCCATTACTGAGATGTCGTCAAATGTTTCCATGTCCATGTCCTTACTCCTTTATTAGTTTGTTTATATGTAACTTACCTGTAGAATCTATGTCTATTTCTGCTTTTACTTCTTTGCAAATCCATTTTATTCTATCAGGATTAGTATTTCTTTCAGCTTCTCGCTTCAATTTCAAGCATTTTGATAGCCCATCTGTTATCATAAATTCCATAGGGTTCTCTAAATCTGCTGGTGTAAACATTAGTAATGCAAATACAACTGCTATTTTCATCAATGACCTCCATTCGATCTAATTTTATCTTTCATCTCTTCTATCACAACTTGCATCTTTTCGATATCTTTCATTGCTCGATTTAGGTTTACAGCAGTATGTCTGTTTTCTTGAAGTTCTTTTTGTATTGATTCTACCTGTCCTGAGATGTGTTCAAGCAACATATATTGCTCCTGATCTGTAGGTAATTGTGTACTTTTCTTAAGTAAGTCTGCATCATATAATTCTCTTGAAGTTTCGAGAGATGTTAATCGCCCAGTGATACCGCTATACATAAATACAACACTAGCAACAATCATAATCAGGCCAATAAGATTAGCAATCGGCATACTTAATTTTGTTTTATCTGATAATGATACCTGATCTTTCATTAATGTATTGTTGGGTTATCTACTTTTACTTCATAGTTTGTTATGTCTTTCATAAATTCTTCTGCATGATTAGGTGTTTTAAAACCTATAGCACAAATAGTTATTTGAAATGTACCATCTTCCTGCTCTTTTATTTCAAATGAATATGGTATAGTATAGTCAATCATTTTTTTTTCTTTCTTTTACTAAAGTTAGTAAAGTCCATAGTTAATACATCATCTATTTTTTTACTAAGTTTGTCAAAAAAACCAAAGATTGCAAATGCTATTCTATCAATCATTTAATACCTA